ATCACGCTAACTTTAATCACCACTATCAACTCTGGACAATGCTCCACAATGCGAGCATTTATATTGATTATAACATCGCCCTAGATTGCGGTCAAACAGCCAATAGTGGTCACACATTTCACGCTTAGCCAAGTCCAGATAGGGCTGGAATACCGGCTTTTCTTTTTGATTAGTTTCCATTGAAGTCCTCGACAAGGGTTACATTAGCCATAGTGATTACAGAATTATCAGGAAAGATATAAGAAACTTTCCCAACGTTTTCAACAACCCGAAGACCAGCAACAATACATTCCAATTCAACATGAATATCTTTATCGAAGTTGTTGTCAAAGAATTCTTTAGCCATCGACATTTTCTTTTCCCTTTGCAAAGTTTTGAATAGTCTTGAAATACTCGCTTGGTTTAGGATGCTTGCGAGCATTACCCAACCATGCAACAACAACAGTGCCTGATTTCTTTACACCATAAAACCTCCCTTTGTGTTCACCATCACCAGCATAGACCCATTGTCCGGGCTGAATGAATTTATAAAACGGGACAGGCATTGCCCAGATATCAAATGCTTTCTGATACTTCATTGTTTCCCTCAGTTGATGCAAACAGTTTAATTCCAAAGTGTTTCTCATACTCAGCGGCTTTCATATCATTACAATAGAAAGCTTCGCATAACAACAGCCTAGCAAATAGTCTGGCATTAAACATATCGACCGCTGTTGCGTCTTTGTTTTCCACCAATCCCGCCACCCATGCATAGTGTTTAATCTTGTCGTCGTTCATATCATTTATCCAAAAGATTAATAATTAAAACCATATTGACAATGACCATTGCCAACGTCGCAAAAAACAAAATGCCTGAGAGTATTTCTTCAAGTACAATCTTTTTCATAACTGCCATTGCTCCTGAACCACAACAATTTTATAACCCAACGCTTTAATAACATCCAATGATTGGAAAGTTATTGTCTCCGTTTTTGTCAGTGTACAGAAAAGCTTTGCATTCTGACAAACTGGATAGATGCGCTGATTGCCATATACATTTTTGATTTTAACTTCGATATTCATAACTCAAGCCTCCAGTTTATAGCCTTGTTTAACCAGCCGATCATAAACAGTGTTTGCCAGTTTCTTTTGACGATTAAAAGCTTCTTCTTCCCACGGCAAATTGCGGTATGCGTTGTAGGTTGTGCCTTTATTAGTTATTATTTTTCCATTCCATTTAGAGGCCCAACCTTTACCACTAATCCAGCAAGACTCCAGTCTTTTCTGGTGATATTGTTCCGCATGCACCAATTCATGCGCCAGCCATTCGGTCATTTCTGCCATACAGCTAGTGTATTCCAATTCCACCACTTTACAACCGGAGCGATATCTACCGCTAACATTGCCAGCTTTAATCTTGCAAAGCCTAATTGTCACGGCTTTATCAAAATCTAGCAGAGTGTGAAACTCCCGCAACATTGCATTGAAAAGAATGCCGCGATAAAGAACTCGCTCTTTGTTTACATTGCTTGCATACAGCAATTGGGCTGACGCTTTAATACGGTCATAAATGGTGCGGTCTGATTGTGCCATAATAAAATCTCCGGCAGGGTTAAACAAAGCATCCACTAATAAGCCGCTATTGCTAACGACTTATTCATTGAGGCTTTATTGGTTAGATATAACCGTCGCCAATCGGTCTAATATTTCCTTCTGCATACGTTTCCTTTCAGCGGGTTTTGCCCGTTCAATTAAAACGTTATTAACAAAAGCCGACATATAACCGACCGTAAATGCTTGCGCGTCCAAATGAGTACCACCATCACGCGCCATTTGACGTTTGACAATAGCTTTAACCAACAATTCAAATTCAGTCATTTTAAAACTCCTTTAAACAATTGTGATAGTTTTTGCGGGAAAATCAATCTTTCCATCGTATTCCAATTGACTGCGCTCGAAATCAGTCATAAAGTCATCAGCAACAACTTCAATTCCGACAATGTTTTCTTCAAACATTTCGGTTTTCTCTTCAATCTGTGGTCGAGCCAGACTTACCATTGCATCAAGTCTCACCGGACTAATTGATTCCCCGCATGGAATGAAATAGTCTCTACCACCTTTTGGTTTCCAGCGATAGCCGTAATTCTCATAGACTTGCGTGTAGATATAGATTTTCATACCATGCCCCTTTCAATAATCATCATTGCGGTGTTTTTTGCATCATCAACACAATCTGTGTGATGATCGCAAAGGTTTTGATAAACCCCATCCAGATAAAATTTAACTCGCCATTCGTCCCAATCATTATCCCGATAGACTTTAGCGACAACCGAGTCATCGTCGTTTTTAAACGTAAACTTTAAACGTAAACTCATTGCTTTTCTCCCCAAGGCAACCCATAATGATTGGCGCATACCGGCCCATAACCTACTGAAACACTTCTTTCATCATCCAACCCACGCATGCAAAAACAGCAATTGCCAGTTAATCGTCCATACTTACCGGCTGTTTCAGCGGGATTGTCTGCGAATTCTTTAATCAATGACAACACGTTATCGTCGCATTGACCAGTCTTTAGCAGATTGCCTTCCATATCAATCTTGCCAAAGTATTTATTATCTCCGAATGGCCCACCGTCAGTAATCATTACTTGACCAGCATATTTACTACGCTCACCGGCAATAGTAAAAACAACGTTTTGATTAAACGTTGTTTTAAGCCTGATTTTCATACGCTTTAAAGACTTGCTTGCTTTAGCGAAAAGGTTTTTAATTTCGACCACTTTCACCATTTCAGTGGATGCCATTGGCTTTGCATCACCATTGGCTCGCTTAGTTAATACATCCACCCAATAAAGCTGTTTATCGGACAAACGATTGTACCGGGTAAAACCGTCAATCAAACTTTGCGCGAAGTTTTGATCCGATTGTGATAGTTTTTGCAAAGCGTTTTTCAGCATTTCAACTTGTTGCATAATAAACTCCGAAAAGAAACAAAAAGTAAAGCGCCCACTAATGAGCCGTTATTGCTAACGGCCCATTGATTGAAGCTTTAAGCGGCAATGGCAATCGGGAAAACCTTTGCCATATCTACAACAAAGCCACTAGTATCGGCTTTTGCTTTGCCCTTTGCATAAAGAGCAATGACAACACCTTTATCGTCCAAATGGCGAACGTCGCTGTTATCGCCATCCACGCATTGCATACCCATAAACATAGCAGGGATTGAAGCTTGCGTTTTAAAGACAACAGCAATTCGCATACCGGCTTGCATTGCTTTTTGAACGTATGGACTAAACTCTTCGACACCAGAATAAGAGAATGTCAAATCGTAATTAGCAGGCAAGTCTTTCCGATTTGCAATCTTAGTGTAATCGTAGAATTGCACATTGGGGAAAGCTTCAAAGATGTTATTGTAAAACGTACCGCAAACATCCGTGAAACTAATGTTTTCGTATTTGATATCGCTAGTGCCATTCAAGCGCACCAGTGGAATCAATCCTTTTTTACGCGCTTTCTTTACAAGCTTGCAAATGTCTTCGACAAGGCATTGCATAAAGTAATTACGATTGCTGAAAAACAATTCAGTCTTCTTCATGCGAGCAATTTGCACATTACTCATTGCACCGCGTCCAGCAGTATAAAGGCAAGGCTTTTTGCATTTTGCAATTGCTGCCATTGCACATACATTCTTTCCACTCAAATCAGCGGGAGCCATGTAAAGAATGCCAGTTAAAAAACCAATCTCTTGACCTTTAACAGTCTTTGCATTGGAATCAATCGAGAGCAGGGTTTTGAATTGAGTTTGCATAACAAAACATCCTAAAGAAAAGAAAACAAAAGAATAAGATATTAACGGCATCCTATAAACACCGCCAATGCATGCTGAAAAAACTTAATGCTTTACAACATGCATTGGATAACGCAATAGCAGGTGACAGTCTATTAGCCCATGCTCTATTGCGACAACAATATAAAACCAATAAATTGATTTTATGTATGAATCAGGCGCTAGTAATAAACGGCATTCCTGATTCCCGAGTCTCGCACTCTCATGCAATCACTAGTCGCATGGTCAAAGCGGTAAGCCTTTCGGCACCTACTATATAGCACCTACCATGCCAGCCCGACGATGCCTTGAAACCCGCATGCGACCGTGGGAAACTTCCACGAAACAGAACGATAGCGGCAAACTGTGCCGTGACGGAAGCGGCAAGCTTTGCCGGTTGCCGGTGTTGCCGGTAGATTTTGCCGGTTGCTGTCAGATGCCCGTGTATTAAAGCTTTTATGTAATAAAGCTTAAAGCTTTTATGTAATAAAGCTTTATATCTATTACAATGGGGTTTATGGTTTTGCGGTGATAGTTTTATGCAATGACGACATAAGCCCTACATAAGGCTTTTGTTATTAAGGGATATATTTATTATCAACCACCCTGCAATAGGGGGATATGCTTTATTGATTGGCATTGGATGGTATTGTTATGATAGTTTCTTATGCTTTTTATAATGATTATTGGATATTCACCTGCATGCACTTGATTGCATTCCATTTATTCCCCAATTAATTCACCATTTTATGTAATTTATGACGGTCGTTATCAGTTTCATTATAGTTATTGTGCCAATTATGATTATAGCCGTTAAAATCATTATGCCGCAGATAATCATTCCTTTTCCGATGATAGTTATACGGCGCATAAGCTGTCGTTATTAATTCTGGTACGAATCGTTATAGATCGTGGTACGACCCTGCGTGGGCCACCGGGGGTGGGTACGTTAGCTGTGTATGACATCGTACACAGAAGGGTAAAATTGAGCTGTTAACCACTTTGTATTTTCTCTAGTGTCTATAACACCGGCACACACTACCTGTAGCGTGTCGTAACCTACGGCTTTGTTGTATAAATGAGACATTCTGGAAAGTCTTTGCTCTACAACTCTTTTTTTCCTATAACATCTACATAGTTGATGTAGACAATATCAGCCTGTAAAATCAATTAATAATTTTTATACATTTTTATATGCTGATATTACGCTGACAGCAACCTACATAGATCATTATAATGGAAGAACAAGAAATAAAAAAACTTTTTAGAACAAGAAAACAATTAGAAAAAACAGGAGAAATAAATATACCTCCTTATTCTATTGTTTCAGAAGCCTACAAACTATTACATGAAGGTAAAGAAACAAAAATACATTTACCACATAGTGATGTTTATTTTGTTAGAGCTGCACTGGAAAGTCATAGCGGATTTTTCTTTCCTTTAGATGTTGTAGAAGAAGCCATGCGGTTAGAAGGCTGGAAAGAACAAAGACATGTTTATTTAGGAAAGAATTTATAAGAAAGAAACTAATAGTTTTTTTTTGTTATTTAGAAAAATGGGGGAAGAAAAATGCCAATCGACTACCACGGTAAGACGTTTCCGGGTTATAACAAGCCAATCAAATCTGATCGCGCAGGAAAGGTTGGCATGGTGTTAGCCAAAGAAGGGGAAAATATTAAGCTAATTCATTTTGGCGATTCCTCAATGGGACATAACTACAGCCCAGAAGCTAGAGCAGCTTTTAAAAGTAGACATCAAAAAAACATAGACAAAGGCAAGATGTCAGCAGCGTATTGGGCTGACAAACAGCTTTGGAAAAAAGGTGGAGATGTTAAACAGCCTCCTGCTTCGCAAAAGCAAAAATTTGGAAAATAAGGAATTTTATGGCAACCGGACCACGCATCACTCCAAATAGAACAGGTCGCACCTTTGGACAAGAAAATGGTGTTTCTACCAATGAAGGAAGAGGCAGGACGCAGGGATTTTCTAATGCTAATGAGGTAGCAGCAGACATTAGAGAACAACGTCCTATACAGGCTGCTAGAAGGGATATTGGGGGCTTGGGAGAAGCTGCGGAAGCAATGGTTGAAGATAGTGGTCTTAGAGGTGCTGCTCTTAGTTCAAAAATGGAAAGAGGAGCGCATGCTACATTAAGGAATGCTACTAGGGCTGGATATGCTGGAATGGCTTTTGATTTTGGTCAAGTAGTAGGTAATATTATTGAGAAAGCAAATCCGGGTATTGGACAAAAAATTGTAGACAAAACTGTTGGTCCTGTTATTGATAGCCTTGTTAAAGCAGGACATAGCAAAGCTGAGCTTTCGGAATATAGCAAAGGCAAACTTACAAAACTTATTGATAAAGAATTGAAAGGAATGTCTTTAGATAAAGAAGAAGATAAAGGTAGCGACGAAAGAATTAACAAAAAAGACTACCCCACTTATAAATCTGATACTAAGAGTGCTTCTGCTTTTAGAGAAAAATTTTCAAGTGCAAAAGAAGAGGGAAAAGACACTTTCTCTTTTGAAGGAAGAGAATACAACACTAAAGAAAAACTAGCTAAAGGTGGTGTTGTAAAGAAAGCCCACAACGGCAACCGCACTTCTCATTCAATGCAATATAACTCCATTGATATGGGAAAATTTATGAAGAAAGTAAAGAAATAATAAAGGCTTTACAATGAAACTTTCTCCAGAAGTAGCTAAACAAATGGGAAAGAAAACTGCAATGATGGGTAGTGAAGTTAATAGCCCCGGCATTTTTCCAATTAATATGGTGGAGCCTCATTCAAGGCTTAATAAGGGTGGTGTTGTGTATGCTAATTGCGGTGCTTCAGTAAAGCCAGCGCAAAAAGCTAAGAAATAATTTTTAGGAGATAGAAATGGCTGTTGGCGAAAAGAAAACTGATGCTCAGAAAGTTGCTGAGCTTAGAAAAGCTGCTGAAGATAAAACACTTCCTCAAGCTGTTAGAAATAGCTATCTAGACAGAGCAAATGAAATTGAACGTTCTGGATATGAAAAGATGAAGATGACAGAAGGAATGGCTAAGGGTGGTTCTGTAAAGAAAAAAACAAAGCCAGCAATTGCTGTCATGATTGGAGTGGGACCAGCAAAGAAAATGGCTAAAGGAGGAAAGGTACCAGCAGCTATTAGCGAGTATGGCGGTAAAGAAAAATATCCTTCTGAAGCTGCTATGATGAAACATGAAAAAAAGGAAACAAAAAAAGTAGAAAAAAAAGAAGGTATGATGGCTAAAGGTGGTGTAGTAAAAAAACCTATGAAAGGCATCATTAACAAGTTTGTAAAATAATGGTAAAAGCTCCTAATAAAAAAGTTGCAAAGGTAATGGGTGAGTTTAAGGAAGGCAAACTGCATAGCGGAAAGTCTAAGCAAATTGTTAAAAATCCAAAACAAGCCATTGCCATTGCTTTAAGTGAGGCTGCAAAAGCTAAGAAGAAATGATAACTGTATATCCTCCGTTAGGTAGTAGCGGGAACACGCCAATGAATGTGGCGTTTCCTGCCACTGCAATTGATGCTTTTGGAAGACTACGAACAAGTCTTCCTTATACCTTATTTGACAGTCAACAACGTTACGAAGTAGATGGTCAATTTGATACATCCACTGCTAATGGCGGCTCCACTACATTTCTTCCTAATGAATCCACATTAAGACTAGATGTAACTACAGATAGTGATTCTTCTGTTATTAGACAAACATATAGGGTATTTCCATATCAGCCGGGAAAGAGTTTGCTTATTATGGCAACATTTACAATGGCTGCTGGAAAGACAAATCTTCAACAACGTGTAGGATATTTTAATAGTAGTAATGGTGTCTTCTTACAACAAAAAGACGGTGTTAATTCTTTTATTATTCGTTCTTTTACTTCTGGCGCTGCTGACGATAGCAGAATAGCTATTCAAAGTAGTTGGAATGGTGACAAGCTTGATGGTACTGGTCTTTCAGGAGTAACACTAGACCTTACCAAAACACAGATTTTTTGGTGTGATATGGAATGGCTTGGTGTTGGTAATGTCCGTTGTGGCTTTATTATTAATGGACAATTTGTTGTTTGCCATACATTTCAAAACTCCAACTTCCAAACTGCTGTATACATGACTACAGCTATTTTGCCCATTAGATATGAAATTACTAACACTGGAACAACAGATTCTGTTTCTTCAATGAAGCAAATTTGTTCCACTGTTTTGTCTGAAGGAGGATATGAAGAATATTCATATGGAAACGTAGCAAGAAGAAACACTCTTCTCACTAATATTGGTCTAACTTTTAAACCTATTGTTTCTATTAGAATGCCCACAGGAAGAACAGATTGTGTTATTCTTCCTTCTCGCGTACAGGTATTACCTATTACTTCTCAAAGTTATGAAGTACAGCTTGTAAAAAACGCTACTCTTACGGGAGCATCGTTTACAACAATGCCATCAACAAACAATGTTGAGTATGACGTAACTGCAACAGCAGTTAGTGGTGGTAGAGTTGTTCAAACAGATTATGTATCTGCTAGTGGTAGTGGTGGTCTACAACCACTTGTAGATCCAGCAGGATATAACTGGGGTTTACAACTTGGAGCCAGTATTGATGGTGTAAGTGATGTCTACACAGTACAAATTAAAACAATTTCTTCTGGTACTCCAACTGGAGATTGTGTAGGTTCTCTTTCATTTTGGGATTTAACGTAAATGTCATCATTACGCGACAGAACGCTAGGAAAAGTATTGACTACATCTAGTCAAGACATTTATTCTATTCCTAGTAGTTTTATTTCTCATATGGATAGCATTATCATTAGTAATAATACTAGCAATACTGCTACCTTCACTCTGCAATGGTTTTCGGCTACTGACTCTGTTACATATAATATATTTTATAATAGCCCATTACCAGCCAATACCACCATTCAAATTACAGACCCTCTTATTCTTCAAGCAGGAGATAAATTAAAAGGGTATGCTAGTGTAAATAGTGTGGTGAATATTACATTGCGGGTGCAAGAGGAATATTCTGTTGTAAATTAAGGAAGAAGAAAATGGCTCAGAAGAAAAATTGGATTGCAGACGCTATTGAAAAACCCGGCGCTCTGCGTAAAACTCTAAAGATGAAAAAAGATGAAACTATTCCTACAAAAGTTTTGGAAAAAGCTGCAAAAGGTAGTGGAAAAACTGCTAAACGCGCAAGGCTTGCTATCACACTTAAAGGATTGAAGAATGGCTAAAGAACTTAATGAGAAACAAAAGAAGTTTCTTTCTGTTTTGTTTGATGAAGCTGGTGGTAATCCACTAGTTGCTAAACAACTTGCTGGATATAGCCACGACTATAGCACCAGAGAAGTTGTTAGCGGCTTGAAAGAAGAAATTGCTGAAGCTACACAGCTCTATATTGCTATGAATGCGCCTAGAGCAGCAGCGGCTATTGTTAGCGGCATGGTGTCTCCTACAGAATTAGGTATTAAAGAGAAACTTAACGCCGCTAAAGACATGCTTGATAGGGCTGGCTTTACTAAAACAGAAAAAGTACAGGTTGAAAGCAGCAATGGTGTTATGATATTGCCTAGCAAAGACGTATCAGACGATTAAGGAGTTTTATGGCTGAAAGAGGGCTAGGAAAATGGATATTGCCTCAACCTAAGAACAAAGAATATGTACAAATACCAAGAATAAGCAGAACAATTCCTTTTGGGTATAAAGTTGAACATAAAGATGATGAATGGCTCATTCCAATTCCCTCAGAACTTGAAGCTTTGGAACAAGCAAAGAAACATCTTAAACAATATTCTTTAAGGGAAGTAGCTAATTGGCTAACAACACTAACTGGTCGCACTATTTCCCATGTTGGTTTATCAAAAAGAATAAAAAGTGAGCAATCCCACAAAAGAAAGTCTACAACGTACCGCAACATTGCCCGGAAATACCAAAAAGCCCTCCAGAAAGCGGAGCAGTACGAAGAAAGAATCGGTACAAAGCCCCCAGAGTTCTTTGAGTCCGACATCTGGAAGTCCATCAATAGTTTCGATCCAGCCAGAGAGCATTAAAGAACAGGAAAACATACAAAATGTCATCTTTAAACCCAACGCAGGGCCGCAAACTACATTCTTGGCAGCTAATGAAAGAGAAGTTTTATACGGCGGCGCGGCAGGAGGTGGTAAGTCTTACGCAATGCTGGCTGACCCTTTACGTTACTTGGGGCACCCTCAATTTTCTGGCCTCTTACTACGCCACACAACGGAAGAACTAAGAGAACTTATCTGGAAAAGCCAAGAAATGTATCCACAAATATACCCCGGTATTAAGTGGAGTGAAAGAAAGATGCAATGGCAAGCTCCTTCAGGGGCTAGACTGTGGATGTCGTACCTAGATAGAGATGAAGACGTATTGCGTTATCAAGGTTTGGCTTTTAGTTGGATTGGTTTTGATGAGTTGACGCAGTGGTCTACACCATTTGCATGGAATTATATGCGGTCACGTTTGCGTACTCCCGCTAATGACTTGCCTATTTTCATGCGAGCAACAACTAACCCCGGCGGTCCCGGCCATGCTTGGGTTAAGAAGATGTTTATTGATCCAGCACCGGCTGGTAAAGCTTTTTGGGCAACGGATATTGAAAGTGGTGAAACATTAAAATATCCTATTGGACATTCTAAAGAAGGTATTCCGCTCTTTAAACGTCGGTTTATTCCGGCAATGCTGTCTGACAATCCTTATTTGTCTGATAGCGGTGATTATGAGACAATGTTGTTGTCCCTCCCAGAACATCAAAGAAAACAATTACTAGAAGGTAATTGGGATGTTGCGGAGGGTGCTGCTTTTCCTGAATTTAATAGGCAAGTCCATGTCGTACCCTCTTTTAACATTCCTAAAAATTGGACAAAGTTTCGCGCTTGCGATTATGGTTACGGTAGCTTCAGTGCTGTTGTGTGGTTTGCCGTGTCCCCTTCTGAACAATTGGTGGTATATCGAGAGTTATATGTCAGAAAAGTATTGGCAAAAGACCTTGCCCATATGGTGATGAGAGCGGAAGAAGACGATGGTTTAATTAGATATGGTGTATTAGATAGCAGTTGTTGGCATAAAAGAGGCGATACTGGTCCTTCATTGGCAGAACAAATGATATTAGAAGGTTGTAGGTGGCGACCGTCAGATAGAAGCGCTGGTAGTAGGGTTAGTGGAAAGAATGAATTGCACAGACGTTTGCAACTTGATCCGTTTACAGAACAACCGCGAATGGTTATAACAAGCAATTGTACAAATCTTATAGCACAATTACCAATACTTCCGTTAGATAAAAGAAATCCAGAAGATATTGATACACATGCTGAAGATCATTTATATGACGCTTTGCGTTATGGAATTATGAGTAGACCTAGAAGTAGTTTGTGGGATTATGATCCTTTAGCTTCTAGACATTCTGGAATGAAAATTGCAGATGCCACATTTGGATATTAGGAATAAATAATGGCAGATATTATGACTGATAAGCAGTTGGCTTTAGATGATATTTCTAAAGATGGTTTTGCTACTCCAGAAGCTCAAAGCGTAATTTCTTTTATTGAACAAAGATATTCTAAAGCTGAAGAAAGCAGACGCAAAGATGAAGACAGGTGGCTAAGAGCCTATCGCAATTACCGTGGTATTTATAGTTCTGATGTTCAATTTACTGAAACCGAAAAATCCCGTGTCTTTATTAAAGTTACCAAAACAAAAGTGTTGGCTGCTTACGGGCAAATTGTAGACGTTCTTTTTGCAAACAATAAGTTTCCTCTTAGCGTTGATCCGTCTGTTCTTCCAGAAGGTGTTGTTGAGGCTGTTCATTTTGATCCAAAAGAAGCGCCCCCAAATCAACCACAAGCTCCTACATCTCCAACTGAAATTCCATTTGGAGAAAAAGGAAGCGCAAGTATTGGCGCAGGATTTGGTATTGATCAACTGGAACAATTGCTTGGCTCTCTTAAAGAAGATTTGGGAAACATTCCCAATCTTAAAGAAGGACCCGGAGTTACACCAACGTCAGCCACTTTCTATCCTGCAATGGTTGCTGCAAAGAAAATGGAAAAGAAAATTCATGACCAACTAGATGAAAGCGGAGCAACTAAACATTTGAGAGCGGCTGCTTTTGAATGTGCTTTGTTTGGAACTGGTGTCATGAAAGGCCCATTTGCAACAAATAAAGAATATCCAAAGTGGAATGAAGATGGTGAATACAACCCTGTTATCAAGACAGTGCCAGAAGCTTCGCATGTCAGTATATGGGACTTCTATTGGGACCCGGACACAAACAACACTGAAAACTGCCAATACGTCATTGAAAGACATAAGCTTAGTCGGACCCAACTTCGCGCTCTTAAACGTCGCCCCTTCTTCAGAGCCAATGTCATCGACAACATTATCGACCAAGGCGAAGGCTATGTTAAGAAGTATTGGGAGGACGATCTCCGCGACTACCAACCAAACTTCGGGGTTGATAGATTT